GTGTGATGACACCTGAGGGTATTCCTATGTATGAGAATGATCTTACTGCTGATGAAATGGAAGATGAATTAAAAGAATCTGAAAATAATTATAAATCTATTATGGATAGAGTCTATAAAGAAGCAGAAGAACGATTATCTCCTGAAACAAGAGATAGACTTTTACAAGAAGCTATGGAACAGAATAGAAAGCTAGAAGCTAATGAAGATTTTGCAGGATCAATGTCGAATGAAGCTGCAAGTGATCGAGTTAATTTAATGTACGATGCTTTGTTAGAAGATGAATTATCTAAATATGGACCACCCGATTGGTTAGTAAAGATGAGAGAAAAAGTACAGAGAGTACCTTCTAAACTTAAATCTTTAATGGGAAGATTTGAAGATAATACTACTTATCCTTAAACAGTAGCGATTAATTTTCTTAGTTCATCCTCTATTCTAGGTGCTGTAGATTTACAGTGATTAATGATTGCAGCCAGAGTATAGGAATCATCATAAGTTTTAAAAGTCTTTAAACCCTCTACTATTTTCTCAGGGTTTATCCATTCATGATCTACAACAATACAGTTGTCTCTATTTAGAGATACTTTTAAAGTGTACAAAGGGGAGGTTTCATTGCCTCCCCTTTTTTTATGCTCACTTGGATTTTTTATCATCTTTTTGCGATATAAAATCTGGACCAATATTCTTATCGATACTCTTAAGACCGAATAGAAGATTAATTATCTGGAACACTTCTGCATAAGGTCTTGAGAATAAGTATTTTAATATATCCTGCCTTGATCTTTCAGCAAGAATAAAGTTCTTTTCATCCATTAAATATTTCTCCTGCTATACCTGCATATCCTGCCATGTCAACATAATTATCAACACTGCCTGTACCTAGTTGTGTTCTTGCGATCTTAAGTAAGATCATCATTAAAGCAACATCCTGAGGGGTAACATCTCTCCTTAGATAAGCACCCCACAATCTAGCTATGTTCTCATGGTTAGTTCTCTTACTACCATAAGTAATGGCTCGATCATCGGATACTATCTTGGCTGCTTGTTGTAGTAGTTCTGATGCGTTATTCATTTTCCGTACGTTCTCCTTATATCTTTAATACTATATTGTGAAAGATCATAGACACCTTTTTCAACATTATGCTTAACAACTAAACCTTTCCACCATAGTGGTAAAGTGGATTTAGCATAAGGCTCATAGTGATCTAAATAACATCCTGCACATAATCCCATAAGGTGTTTACCTTTAGGCGTTCCTCTAACAGCATGATCCCATGTATGAGAATGTCCTACTGTTGCTGACTGATAAGTTTTCTTGAGAAGCCCAGAAGCGATATGCTCTCCACTAATGGGCTTTCCCAAGACGCCAGAAGGAAAGTGATGGCAGTACAGTATCCCGTCTATTTCTACGGGTCTTTCGTATGGGTGATACTCCCACCCAAAGTCCTCAAATCCTATATCTCTTACTGACATTTTGCCATCTAGTTCAGGATTACTCTCGACAAATCTTGTTATTCGATGCTCATGATTGCCACCTAACATTACCATACGTCTTTTCTTTTTACCATAGGCTCTGTTAAATCTTTCTAAAGCATCTTGAGCATGTATAATTTCTTTTTGGTATCTTCTGTTTTCAAAAGACATTGTTCCTCTATCAAAGTGAGACAGTGAATCCATATTCACCCAATCACCTAAGCATATGATAACATCGGGATCAACATCTTTAGCCAACTTGCCTGCCCATGTAAAGCGATCATTGTCTACACCAACTTTACAATGTGGATCAGGTATTACTAAATGTTTCTTCATTAATGAAGTCCTTTCCTTATGTTCTTAAAAAACTCTTTGATATCGATAACTTTACCAGAGTGTTTTTTATCGTGTTCCTTCTCTCTTGCTTCTTCTTCCATGTATTTAACACCTTCAGAAAAAACAAGTTCAGGATTTTCTACAGCTAGTCTTACCATTCCTCTAGCTATTGTACAACACATGTAGTATTGTTCGTCATTCAGAGATTCATCTTTGTCCTCTGTAATAACACAAGCAAAGCCTGTATCTGTGGGATCAATAGATATATTCACTGATGGTACAAAGGTCATTCTTTTCTTAGGCATTATCTTCTACCTTTGGATTTAAGATTTCTGTGTACCATAACCACTTTGGATTCTTAGCTTGTGATTGTTGCTGAGGTGCATACTTTAAACCATCTCCCCAACATGCTTTTTTATACGGGCAGTAACTACAAGTTCTACCTAAAACTTTATTTCCTGTTGGTCTTTTGTTAAAGTATTCGTTTTCATCCTCAAAACATCTTTTAAATTTTTGATTAGAATTAACAGCATGGATTGATTTTTTTGCCTTATCAATAGCTTCTTTTTCATAAACATCACTTATCAAAGGAGTTTCGGTGACAGTCCACTCTCCTGTAGATTTATTAATAGCAATCCAACCACCAAACTTAGAGTCATCAGCTTTTGCGTAGAGGAAGCCTTGTGCAACATAGCCAAACGCATCATCTTGATATACAGCATCAAACCCACCATTTTCACCAAACTTATTATCAAAAGCATACTGAGATGTACTTTTAATATCCCATATCTTATCTTCAATCTTAACATCAAACTGCCCTTCTACTGAATCCCCATTAAATTTATACTTAACTCTTTTTTGCTCATCTTGGATTTCAATACCTGCAGCACTCATTACTGCAACAGCGGCAGCCTCTATGAGATCACCAAATAGATTTCTCATCTTAGCATGGTAAGGCATACCCTCACCCTTGATACCCCTTTTTTCCATTTGAAGTTGACATAAAGGTCTACCGATGTTGCTCATCCTTACTCTGAATGAAGGATCTCTTTTATCTGTAAACTGTTTCTTAAAAGCCTGAACACAGTCTTTTCCAAACTTTTGTATAATAGCATCAGATATCTCGACAGAACCCTTGTTGGATTCTGCCAAGAACATCTGAACTCTATTGAGGATAGAAGAACTCATTAACTAGCGAATGCTTCCTCTGGATCAATACTCTCTACAGTTTTCATCACCTTTTCAGACATTTGGTCTGACTTAGCCGATGCTTGTGCTTTCTTCCAAGATTCAACTACTTTCTTATTTTCATCATCGATGAGTTGAGAGAACATCTCCATTGTCTGTAGGTCTTGTTTAGAAAACGCAATTTCTTTATCTTCAACATTTAGTATTGGTGTATACCAAACTGTTGAACCATTCTTTTGTCTTTTACCACCCATTCTTAAATGTATATTCTGCATAAGTTTTCCTCTATTTTTAATAGATTGAATAACATCACCAACGGGCTTAAAGCTAGTACCACTGACTCTCCATAACACAGGCACGTTCTTAACCTCTGTAGGCTCTCCTTCAGCAGTTATAGCATCCATTGTTAATAGACCATAGACCAATCGATAGCATTTAATATTCTTTTGAAGTTCAATTTCTGCATCACTGAGATTGTCTTTGTCTTTACCAATAACCTTACCACATCGTACTCCACCTTTTGTATCTAAAGGTTCGTCTTTCCATGATTTAAAGATGACGGAAGTATGAGGATAATTATTTTCTTCTGGATCATACTCCATGTATTGATAGGAATTGATAAAAGGTCTAAATAAAGTTTTACCTTCTTTAGTTCCATAAACTCTTGCTTCAGAGTCAGGATTGTAGATTGTATAAACACCAGAAGGTATTGTATTGCCGTCATCATCCTCAGCGTTTTTATTAATTGATAGTCGAGGTAATGAATTACCCCCACTTGACGAGTCATCATCTTGACCTGTCAATTTCATTATTTGCTCTTTACTGAGCGTTTCGTAGTTAGATAATTCTGTACTCATAAATTAGTACTCCTTTCAAATTATTATATAACTTATCCACAGCTTTGTCAATAGGTAATATCATACGCCCACACCCTCGCCATATGATGTCGTTAGCCTACGATTTGAGAACACTTCCTGCATAGTAATTCTAATACCCATCAAGCTAACCCCATGTCCAACCAATTATTACCTATCTTTACTTCTACATCTAAAGGTACATTGAAGTCAATGTCATATACATCTTTTAATGATTTAACTACATCTAACGCACCTTTAGTGCAAATCTCTTTCATTACCTGTTCTTCGCCCGGATATACATCTATAACAATAGAGTCGTGAACAGTATTAACTAATAAACTTTTTACTTTCTTTTGCTCCATTAAAATATCTACATTGATACAAGCCATAGGCACAATATCAGCAGTAGCAAAACCTTGTACAGGGTAGTTCTTTATTTGCGTACCATAACTAGAACCACCCCACTCTTGCCTTTGTGCGTATGGAAAGGCATATTCACGACCAGTCGGTAACCTTACAATCTTAGTTTTAATAGCTTTGCTTTGTAGTATTTCATGCCATTTAGCAATGTCTTTATACTTCTCTAAGAATGTTTTGTAATATCTTCGTTCATCATCTGTACCAGACATACCTCCATAGAGAGGCTTGAAAGTATGTGCCTTGGCGTCTTGTCTAGATACTCCGATAATATCAGCAGTAAATTGGTGTACATCTACACCGTCTTCAATATCTTTCATTCCCTGTTTATCTTGTGCTAGAAATACAGCAGTTCTAAACTCTAACTGAGCAAAGTCTACTTCCATAATACTTCCTTGATCCCACCTAGATCGAATAACCTTTCGTATAGGGAAGGTAGCTCCTCTAGGTTGGTTTTGGAAGTTTGGATCTTGGCTAGATAATCTACCTGTTTTAGTCCTATGTTGTAGAAACCTAGGGTAAAGCATACCTGTATCTCTAGTATGCCGTTTTAAGCCGTTTACAAACGATTTTAGATAGGTTTCTAATGCACTGTGACGGATTACATTCCGTAAAAATTCTATGAGCTTCTCGTTCTTCGTAGTCCTTAATATCTGCTCTAGTGTGCCTTTATCTGTCTTAAAGCCACCTGAGGATACTTCTGATACACCTCTTGGACTAATCCCAAATCCTGCAGGTTGTTTCAACTTTGTGTAGATTACTCCCTTGCTTAAACATACAGAGCATTTAGTTCTTTTGATATAAGGCTGTTTGTTTTTCTTATACTTTTGTATTGTACCTACACCCTCGCAACTACTACAT